AAGCCCGCTACGTTGTCACGGTCCAGCGCAGGGCCAGCCGTCATGAGCGCACGCATGCTGGGCACTACGTCAAGGTCGTGAATGGCTTTCTTGAAGCGCTTGACTTCATTACCACCAATCATGCCCTTGTCTTTCCAGTAGTTGACGTAGCGGTTAACCGTCTCGTCCCACGTCTCCCGACGCTGCTCGTCCTCCAGCCAGCGAGCGTACCGACTCGCATGAATGAACGCGCTGTAGCTTGGGTTGCTTGTTGGAATCATCACTTACTCCCTTGTTGAAATACATACGTTCTAGTTTGTCAATCTTCTTAGACACTTGGTCTAGTAATCTTTCCAGCTCCTCGACACGAAGCGCTGAGGCTGAGCGGGGGCGCATCCTAATTCCTCCATAATTTGTTCACGTTCTGCGTCAGTGTATCGACGCCACATGATAATCTGCTCCTTCGTTCTACCGCAGCCAGTGCACACGTCCCCCTCTAACTCACACTCGCTGCGACACGGTGACTTCACAGCGCCTCCTCTTCCGGCGGCGTGTGTTCCGTAAGCCTTCCCGTCTCCATATTGTAGAGCAGGTGTCCGGCTGGTCCGGTGATGCCACTGAAGCGGTTCTTCAACACGCGGATATGCGTGGTGTTGCGTTCAGTTACATTCTCAGCTTGGCCGTTGCGCTCCAAGCCGATTACGAAGTCGCTGAACTGGGCTATGGACGCACTGCCGCGCAGTTGCGCGACGGACGTAACAGCCCCTTCCTCGTGGCCCTTACCGTCAGGGCGCTTGAGGTGTGACACAGCGAACAGCACAATCCCCGTGTCCTGGGTTAGCGTCCGCAGCCTAGTCATGATCGCGTCAAGGGCTTTGCGTTCATCCCCCTGCTGACCAGCGGACACTAAGATTGATATATGGTCTAGCACAATGACGTTACAGTCCAGCGCCTTGGCTAGGAAGCGTACACGGGACACCACATCATCAACGCTAGCGCCAATGTCAAAGCCAGCGTCCATGATGAACAGCTTGTCGTCCCCATACACACGGTCAAAGGAGTCACGATATTCCTGAGAGCCACGCTTTACGGTGCTGATGGGCAGGTGTAGCGGGGTGTCTAGGTCCACGCTCATGAAGCCTTCAGCGGTACGCTCGACGCTCTCCTCCATGAATATACAGCCGATGCGATTGCTCGTGGTGTTCTTGATGTGCATCACGATCTCGCGCAAGATGCTGGACTTACCCAGCCCGCTGCCTGCAGCGATGGTGACAAGCTCCGTAGGGCGGAAGCCATACGTCAGGTCGTTCAGCTTAGTCCACGGGTAGTCGCCAAGGCTGCGCGGACGGGGCGCAAGAAGGCGATCAAGCAGCTCGTCCTTGGACAGCACACCCTTCGGCGTGTAGAGCGAAGCGCTCCAGTACGCGTCCGTGAAGTCCTTCTGACGGCCTGCCTTCAGGTAGTCGCATGCGTCCTTACCGATGCGCGGGTCTAGCTTCATGACACGCAGCTTACCAGCGAATACTTCCGCTGCCTTTTCGATAGCTTCACGGCCCTTATCGTCTGCGTCAAAGCACAGAATGATTTCTTCAAAGCCGTCAAGGAACTGGTATGCTGCCTTGAAGTCACGCCCCGCAGCGCCAGCGCCATTCTTCAGGGATACGACAGCAGCCTTACCGTCGAACATTTGGTTGGCCGCTACGGCGTCAAGCTCCCCTTCCGTGACCACAATGCGTCGCTGGTTGTGGTTGCCGTAACGCTGCTGCCCGAAGAGGCCAGCGTCTTTCGTGTTGCCGATAGACACAAAGCCTTTGGTGGCAACATGACGCACCTTAAAACCTACAGGCTCTGAAGACTCGTCAGAGAAGTAGGGGTAGTAGTGCTTATCGCTATCGACCACAACGCCATAGTGCTTTGTGTACGTTGACGTAATGTTGCGTTCGGGGATGCTTGTTGCAGGCGCTGCGGCCCACTTAGCAATCAAACGCTCCAGCTCTGCGTCCTTCGTTAGACTAACCTCCATTATCCGCTCCTGTGGTTTGCGGGTGGCTGGTGTGTATGTGTTGCATGAGAAGCAGAAGTAGGTGCCATCGTCGTACTCTGCGTTGGCGTCGCTGCTTCCACACGACTCACACGCTATGTGTCTTATGCAATTAGCTTTTCGTTGCTGAAGCATTACGTCCTCCGTAAAGGGCCTAATATCTTACCATATTTTTAGGTGAAAGTCAATGGTCTATCATGGACAAAAGTAGATTCATCACATTCTTTCCATATTCTTTGGCGATGTCTTGCATTGCAATTTCGGTGTCTGTCTCCGGGTTTGACAGGTAGTAGTACAGCTCCTCCAGTTCCGGGCGCGTGATGTCCCGGTAGTGGTCAGTCTTCGTACGGTTCGGCATCTACGCTGTCCTCGGGGTCAGTTTCCATGAAGAAGTCAAGCTCCCTGCGAACCCTTAAGGGTCCATCTCCTGGCATGTAGGTGTCGTCGCCGTCAACTGTGTCGAAGTTGCCATAGGTGCGGGACAGCAGGCCGGTGCGTGCTTCGGAGCGCACGTCGATCAAGTCCCATGAATTGTAGCCGCTGTCCATCTGCTGCTCCAAGTCTCGCATTGCGGACTCTCGGTCACGCCTTGCTTCACGTTCGATGTTGTGCTGCCGGTATTGCTCCGGCGTTATGGCTTCGGTCACGCCGCCCCTCGCCGTGTACTCTGCTACATCTGCAGCGAGCAGGCGGCGCAGTATCTCCTTCTCCTTAATCGGTGTGTGTATCGTCACTCAAGAATCCCCCGTAGCGGTTGTCGCGCAGCCATGCGGCATGTTCCTCTGCTTCCATGTAATCTCCCAGTACGGTTTCAATGGCCCGCAAAACGGTTACGTCCTCCGGGTACACATAAAAACTAACCATTAACTTGTAATAATCTTGAAGCTCTGCCACTACGATTTCCGCAGCGAACTCGTGCATGGCTTCCGTGAGCACGCCAGACAGCTTTTCAGTCAGCATCTTGCGCTTCCTCCGTAGCCTCAATGCCCAGCTCAATGGCACGCAGCACGCCCAAGCTAAGGAACGTGTGCGCCGCCTTGCTGTCCATGTCAAGCACCACCGTGGCGCTGCCGTCTTCGTTCTCAAACACATCAATCACTTCGACGTGAAACTCTTTAGCGTCCATCACTGCTCCTCCTCGTCAGTGTTCAGCTTTTCATCAAGCAATTCAATAGCTTGCGCAATGTCAATAAGCAATCGCGCTTCGTCGTCGCTAAGCTGACGCTCCACACGGTACAGGATTTCGTACGTTTTGAGCAGCAGTTGGTACGCGTTAGCGCGCGCTGCGGTTAAACTCTTCGTCATCCCAGCTCTCCTTAATCCATTCGTCGTAAGTTAAAAAGCATTGCCGATGGTAAGACCAGAAGCGACACACCTTATAAGGATCACTCATAACGCTATCATCCTGTGATTAATAATTACTTGCACCGTTACGTCCCAATCGGTTGAATAAGCATACGCTGCTGCCATTTGTTTTGCAACTTCTATTACACGCTCGCGCACGTCACCGTTAACGTGATCGGACCAGAACGGTATGGTGATGACGGGTTGCACCACGGAGTCACAGTAAATCTTTATCAGAGCGTCCATATCGAAGCTCTCAGGCGACGTAAAGGGGTTAGGCATAGGGCCGTACTGCCTAGCCTCAGCGGCCTGCATAGCGGCCTCTGCGGCGTCCTGCCCTGCCTGGATTAGTTCTGCTGTCGTCATGGTCATGCCTCAATCTCCCAGCGGTCATTGGTTTCGTACACTGTGCCCCAGTTTGCGGGGAACACGGTTTCGCTGCGCAGGTTTCCGTCACGCCTGTCCTGCTTCCACTTCACAATCTCTTCAAATTGTTTTTGATACGGTTCGCCGTTTGCCAAGTAGCGCATGCGCTCAAGCCGGCGGTGCTGAAGGTCCATTCCTTGCGCAAGGTAGCGCGTCAGCTCTGTTCCAAGATTCATAGCGTCTTCTCCTGTTGAACTGGTAAGTAATCCTTACACGTTACACTTTCCTGCGCATAGCGTGGGCCGTAGCGCCACACTCACAAGCCCCACTCCTCTTCCCAGTCCGTGATGGCTTCCATGTAGTTGTCAATCGCTTCATAATACTTTTCGTCTATGGCCTCCGCCAGCGCTTGCTCAAAGCCAGCGAAGCGCTTCCCGATGGCGAGTAGCAGCGGCGTCAAGTCGTCGCCTATGGGGATGTACAGCTCGTCAGAATCGCCTGCCGCTATGGTTTCGCGGAGCCACTCTTGCGCTAGCCCTTCCCGAATCTTAGCTTTCTCGCAGAGCC